GGGAAAACCAGCTTGAAGACCTACTAGAAAAGCTTTACTGGGAATTTGATAGTGAAGTAAAAAAAGGATCTTTCTCTGATAGGGATATCTTTAAGGGGAAAATGCGTTTTTTCGCTAAAGAATGCACATCATGTAAAGATATTCAAATTAATATGTTAAAAATATTAGCAATATTAGCAAAGTAAGCAGGTTATAGAGCACGGGCAAACCAACGGCACTCTATAACTGCGTGAATAGAATATTTTAAATGGTCATGCTATACTAACCTTATCGGATTACGGGATTCAGACACCGCCGATACAATAACAATGTTTACAGCCTGTTTAGGGTAGCGTGGAGTCTTTGTTCTCCGTCTGAAACGTTACACCTAAGCAGGCTTTTTTTTGGAGTAAATAATATGAACAGAGAAAAATTAGGCCAGTTACTGGTTAAATCTTATCTAATCATGAAAGACACTGTAAGCCCAATCAAAGGCTGTGAGTGCCGCAATAAAGATGATCCCTTAGTCTGTGCCCACTATTCAAGAAACTATCGCTGTAAATACAATTTAGGCCAGTTCACGGTCGGAAAAACCATCTATATAAACTGCACTGCGAGTCTTCCAGATGTCGAATAATGGCTGGGTAAGCATTCACAGAAAAATAATAGATTCCCCTGTATTCCAGGACTCCCAAGCCGTTCATCTGTGGTTATATATTCTACTATCTGCCAACCATAAAGAAGGCAAGGTTATGCGTGGTAACAATGTAATTGTTATACCACGGGGCAGCTTTTTAACTGGTAGAAAATCACTTTCAAAAGCAACAAATATCTCAGAAAGCAAAATTCAAAGACTTCTAAAACTGTTTGAAATAGAGGGACAAATTGAACAACAAACGAACAGCCAATACCGCGTCATAACGATCTGTAACTACGACAAGCATCAAGATAGTGAACATCAACTGAACAGCAAACGAACAGCAACTGAACAGCAACTGAACACAAACAATAAGGTTAATAATGATAATAAGGTTAATAAAAAGAAAAGAGCCGTCTTTGCAAAACCTTCTAAATCAGAAGTGAGTGAATATATTTTAAGCAAAGGATATTCTGTTAATGCAGAATCTTTTATTAACTACTACGTATCAAACGGCTGGATGGTTGGGAAAACAAAAATGAAAGACTGGAAAGCAGCGATTAGAAGCTGGCAAACACGAGAAACAAAAACCCAACCAAACCAAACAACATCACCAAGCTGGGAGTTAGGCTCGAAATGAAATCAAACTTTGAACAAACGGTTGTAGGCACGATATTAAAAAATCCAAGTGAACTGGAAGGTATTGATTTACAGCCGGAAGACTTTGACATTGAATCAATGCGATTAATTTACGAAACCATTTTAGAAATGTTCGTTGAAAATAAGGTTATTGATATATTCACAATCTCTAATCAACTAGATAAATCACACGCCGGTAATCCGTGGCTGGCTATTTGTGGTCAGGCTCAATCTGATTCTATGGGGATTAGTAGTTTAGCGGCCCATGCAAATCACGTTAAAACTGAAAGCCGAAACAGAAAGGCAAAGCAAATTTGTAACGAATTATTAGAAAAAATTGATCGTGACGGTGAAAGCCTGGATTTGGCCGTAAAAGAGCTAATGGATTTAAATCAGGTCAATGCAAGGCATGAACACTCAATAAAGCAGGCTTTAAACCATGCTGTAACCGTAATAGAGGCCGCTAGTGAGCAAGAAGGTATCACAGGCATACCAACAGGCATTACTCAGCTTGACGACACGCTAGGAGGATTCCACGAGTCTGATTTGTATGTGGTCGGTGCGAGACCGGCAATGGGTAAAACTGCATTCTTGTTAAACCTGATGAACGCACACTCAGAATCATGTGGATTAATTAGTGCAGAACAACCGGCGGAGCAAATCGGATTAAGGTTAATTGCTATTGATGGAAAAATTAATGCTCAGAATATGCGTAACGGCCAGATGGATGATTTTGAGTACACGAAATTAACCGGATCAATCGGGCGACTATCAAATAAAAATATCTGGATAAATGACAAATCAGGTATTTCCATAATCGAGATAATCAGGCAGGCCAGAAAGTGGAAACACCAGCACAACATAAAAGCTTTATATATTGATTATATTCAGCGCATCAAATGGACTGACCAGAGGCTGGCTAAGTGGGAGCAGGTGGGTAACGTGGTTTGTGCTTTAAAAGAGCTTGCAAGGGATTTAAACATACCGGTAATAGCATTGGCTCAGGTTAACCGTGATGTGGAGAAATTAGCTGATAAACGTCCATCTATGGGAACACTGGCGAACAGTTCAGAGATAGAAAAAGAAGCTGATGTGATTATGACGCTCTACAGGGACGAAGTTTATAACCCTGATACACAGGAAAAAGGCGTTATGGAAATCAATGTTTGCAAAAACAGGCATGGGCAAATAGGAAAAGTAAGGGCCGCGTGGATACAGCAATTTATGAAAGTTGATAACTACGACTATAGAACATATTCAGATGCACATTAGAGACTGCTTAAACAACAACTAAGGAAAAGATATGAATATTTACTGTTGTGGATGTGCTGAAAAGGTCGAGGCAAGACTGACAAACGGCACAGAGATTTATCCACATAGACCTGACTTAGAAAGCTTGCCATTTTGGAAGTGTGACAAATGCAATAACCATGTTGGGTGCCACCACAAAACAAGCAATAGAACGGCCCCATTGGGCTGTATACCAACACCAGAGCTAAGAAACGCAAGGAATCACATACATAAATTGCTAGACCCAATATGGCAATCAGGAAAAGATACGAGAAACGGGATATATAAAAAGCTAACCGATATTTTAGGGTGGCGTTATCACACTGCAAAAATAAGAAGTGTTGAAGAGGCTAGAGAAGTTTATAAATTAATTAAAACATTATATTAACAACAACTGAGGTAAGAGAAGATGAAAATTAGAGATTCAATGTCTATGCTAAGCGGGAATAAAGAATTAACAGATTTTCCACATGGGGGTATTGATATTTTAGCGGATGATGGAAGAGTATTATTTGGATTAACAATAAAAGACAATTTACTTAGGATTGATTCTGGGGACGTTTGCTTGCATGGTGACGTTATGCTTAATGATCGATTCTCAATCGAACCTGTAGCTGCAAATTGCGTAAATATTTTAAAGCATAAATATGAAAAATAAGTAATTTAACAACAACTAACAGAGGGTAAACAAATGATTGATAGACTGCGAAACGCAATAAGATGGTATTTAACTAATTATGGGAAAAAGCCAACAAGGGTTTATTTAGGCCGAAATGAGAAAAAGGAGCTTTTAATATGGGCGCAAGATAATACGCATCATTCCCAGCCAAAATTAAACAAAAGAATGGAGTTTTTCGGTATAAAAGTTTATGAAGTTGACTCAGATAACCATATAACAGCTTGCTAACAGAGGGCAATACAATGGCTAGACAAATAAAAGCTTATGGTTGTGACTTTAAGTGCGGAACAAAGGTTTTAATGTCAAAGAAGGCTATGGAGGCGCACGAGGTTATATGTTTTTACAATCCTGAGCGCAAGGCGTGTGTTTCCTGCGCTAATTTTGAAACATTTGAAGACAGCAATGGCATGGAGCATGAGCCGCAGAATTTGCAAACATGGCGGCATACAGAGTGCCTAGCTAGTGAAGATTTTGATATTAGCGAAAAGTTAAGACATGACTGCGAGTCATACGTTAATAAAATCGAATCACCAGAGCTTATAGGGTGAAACCAGCAAAAGCCAAGCAGGTATACACAATAGAGTTAACCAGGAGAATAAAATGGATCACGCACAATTTATAGAAGAGCATCTAAATAAAATAGCAAAAGTTCAGGACAAAGTTGTTGCTGGGTTAATTGAAAGCGCTATCGAAAGGTACAAGCGCTCTGATTACCTAGACCTCTGGTATATGCTCGATTCTGTTGCATATGAGATTAATCGCCATCAGTTAACGCTAAAAGGCGTAACAGCCAAAGACTTTGCTGAAGGTGTGGGGCTGTCTGTTTCAACGGCCAGAAAGCGCTTAAATGAAGATACTGATAATATCGTTTGCATAAAAACAAAGAAGCCGTATATCTACAAAGCGAAGATAAGTGATGAGTAAGCCTGATCTACCGAAGTACACAATAACTGAAGTAAAGAAAGGCTGGCAAATCCAGAGACCGGATAAGACAGCAGTAAACAACATAACATTCGATAAGCAAAGCGAGGCTATTGCTTATTTAGACCGTTTGATTGCTATGTTTTATAACCCAAAGGAAAACAAATGAAAGTATTAATAGCATGTGAATACTCAGGCCGTGTACGTGATGCGTTTATAGCAAAAGGCCATGACGCAATAAGTTGTGATTTATTACCGAC